ATGCCATTCGTTAAAGGAAATCAATTGAGTAAAGGTAGACCAGCAGGAGCATTGAATAGGTCAACAGAACAAATGAAGTTAACTATTGCTCGTGCAGTAAACAATACCCTCAATACAATATCAGAAGATTTAGAAGAGATAAAGAAGAGAGACCCAGAGAAGGCAATGGACTTAGCATTGAAGTTAATGGAATATGCTTTACCTAAATTGAGTAGGACAGAAATGAAAGCAGAGATTGAACAAAAGATACAATCTATAAATGTAAACATAACCAAATCAGGAAGTGGAAGTTAATATCAACACAACAGTTACATTTGAAAACCTATTAGAATCTAATAGCAGAGTCACACAACACATAGGAGGAACGAGAAGTGGTAAGACATATGCTGTATTGCAATTCCTGATAGTAAAAGCAATCGAAAATAAAGAAACAATAACAATAGTAAGGAAAACAATACCCTCTCTAAAAAGGACGGTAATGAAGGATTTTAAAGATATCCTACAATCACTAAACATATGGCAAGATGAAAAGTTTAATATTACTGATAGGGTCTATAACTTGTACGATTCTACTATTCAATTCCTCTCTACTGATGATGCTGATAAGTTACGTGGTATTAAGTCTACTATACTCTTTATTGATGAGGCAAGTGAGATTGATGAAGAAAGTTATTTTCAGTTATCTATCCGTACTTCTGGCAAAATCATACTTGCTTACAACCCGACAGTTAGTCCTTACCATTGGCTTAGAACAATGCCAGAGGTTGAAAGATTTGTAACAACTTATAAAGATAATATTTACTTACCAAAAGAAATGGTAGATGCGATTGAGAACTTACAACATACAAACGAGAAATATTGGAAGATATATGGTAAAGGTGAATTTGCTCCCAATGATAAAGCGATTTTTCAATTTGAGTTGTGTGATAGTATTGACGCTGATTTTGTGGCCTTTGGGATTGACTTTGGATTTAGTAATGACCCAACTGCCTTATGTGCAGTATATAAAAATAGTGATACAATCTTTTTGGAAGAACTTATTTACGAAAAGGGATTAGTGACAAACGACATAGTAGCTAAATTAAATTCATTGGATATTCAGAAGTCAGAAGAGATATGGGGAGATAGTGCAGAACCAAGATTGATAGAAGAACTATATAGAAGTGGATTCAATATAAAGCCAGTAGTGAAAGGTAAAGATAGTATTAAGTTTGGTATAGGTGTGATGCAAAACTATAAGATAAAGATATTAAAGACATCACAGAACTTAATCAATGAGATGTACGCCTACCAATACTCAACTGACAAACATGGTTATACTACTGACACACCTGAAGGAGGATTAGACCACTTAATAGATGCGGCAAGGTATTGTTGTATGATGAAGTTAAGTCAGAAAGCACAACGTAAAGGTACATACGCAATTACAATAGGACAATATAAATACTAATGGAAAACATAGATTTAAACAATGGATTTAGTGACACGAGACCGCAGATGTGGACAAGTGATGAGATAAGAGAACTTATACTCTATGCTAAACAATTACAGCAAGAAGTAGATGATAAGTCTGCTCAACTGATAATGATGAATAGCAAATTAGAAATAGAAGAAAAGAAAGTTACAAGATTGACAAATATATTAAAAGCATTAAACATATGGCAATAAAAGAATTAGAATTAAGAATACCAACCAGTTATGGTGATATTACTTTAAAGAAGTGGTTAGAATTACAGAATGATATTAAGAACTATAAAGGTGATGAAGAAGCTATAACGGCAATAATGATGCACCACTTATGTGGATTACCTGTTGAGTATTTAAATAGTTTAGGATTAGAAAACTACATAAAAATCAAAGATGAACTATCTAAGTTTTTATCTAAGATTGATTTACCTTTGCAACGATTCATTGAAATAGACGGAGTAGAATATGGCTTTGAACCTAACTTATCTAAAATGACTTATGGTGCTTATGCGGACATAACAAAGTATCAAACAATAGAGATAGATACAAATTGGCAGAACATAATGAGTATACTATATAGACCTGTAACAAAGAAGCAAGGTGATATGTATTTAACTAAAACATATGAAGGTACTGGTGATGCATCCAAATTCTTATCAGTAGGTATGGATGTACACTTTGGAGCACTTTTTTTTTTGTTAAATTTATTAATGGAATTGTGGAACGATATCCTGAACTCTTCGATGCAGATGGACATTCCTCCCAACACCAAGCTAATTTTGCAAAAAAGTGGGCAGCTTACACAACAATATATGAACTCGCTGAAGGGAACATTCTCCGTTTTGACAAAGTAGTAGAAGAACCATTAGAGAAATGTTTATTGTATCTTGCGTATAAAGCAGATAGAACTCAAGTTGAAAACCTATTACATAAGGAAGCAATGAAAAAAATGGGGGGATAATAACTTTTCAAATCTTTATTGTTATTACTAAAACGAAACTATGGGAGGCATTTGGAGCAATAGCAGAAGTGGTAATTTGAGATACTCTGTTAATAGAGAGAATCAAAGTGGTATCTACATAGGCCCTACTCGTGGATTAAGTTCACCAAAGAATAGTAGAAGAGGTTGTTTATGTTTAGATAAAGATACTTATGATGTTAAATGTTGCAATGGAGCATTGATGCAGCAAGGTATTGGTAACATACAATCACCTAATAGAACAGGTGGTGGTGGATTTAGTGATGGGTATGATGAAGGTTTCGAACAAGTAAATCAGTAAAAATAAAATAAAGATATGTCTCAAATATCAAAGCAAGCACTTATTGTAGATAATAGTCAATCATTCCCTAATAATAATGTAGGTGATATTACACCTTCGGACTTACGTTCGTTTAATGTTAATATGATTGATTCATTGGTAAACGAAATACCATACCAATCATTTACAGCATCAGTAACTAATTCAATTAACTTATTGAATCAGTTTAGTGCATCTCAACAACCATCGTTTACTAATTTGAATGCATTCACTGCAAGTCAATTAGTTTTAAATACAGGATACAATGCAGCAACTTATTCATTAGATGCAAGATTAGATTCAGCTGAAATAAATTTAAGCAATTTAAATACGTGGTCACAATCAGTAAATGAAATAAAAGATGATGGTATACTGCAAGGATATTCTACAAGATTACATTTTTATGGTTTAGTTAGTGCAAGTATTGTACCAAATGTAAATGGAGCAATTGCTTCTATTGATATTTTACAAGACGGAAGTAAAGTAGGCACAGGTTCATACAATGCATTCACTTCATCTACTAATCAAAGAATAGATAGTTTAGAAGTGTTTAGTGGTAGTGCAAAGATATCAATTGCTGCATTAAACGCATTTACTGCTTCAGTAGGCCCTATTCAAACAGGCTCATTGGTAAATACTGCATCATATAGTGGAACAACAATAACATATACAAAAGGTGATGGTAGTAGTTTTACTAACGTAGGAATACAGAATACAGCATCGTTTAACTCTTATACTTCTTCTATTAACTCATATACTTCTTCTACTAATGGAAGATTAAATAATTTAGAAGCTGCATCAGCAAGTGTAAATATTTCAGTTGCTGAATTGAATACATTTACTTCATCACAGAATACTAAAAATACAACCCTTCAAGCATTAACGGCATCATTACTTAGTTATACATCTTCAAATGATATAAAGTGGGGTGTTTTAGGTTCACAAAGTGGTAGTTGGGCTTTAATTAATGCTTCTAATACATTTAGCGGAAGTCAAACAATAACAGGTTCAGTTTATGGAAATGTAACATCTTTAAGTACTGTATCCGCTACTGCTAGTATGGATTTAAGTAAAGGAAATTTCTTTACACTTACATTATCTGCACCTGTTACAACAATTCAAGCAACCAATATAAAAGCAGGACAAACTGCTAATTTATTAATTACACAGAATGTTAGTGGTACAGGCTCTATCGTAATGGCAAGTACATTCAAACAACAAAGTGGTAATTTTTATACAACAACTATATCATCATCAGCACAAGACCTATTAAGTTTTGTAGCGTTTGATACATCATCTTTGTATTTGGCTAATGTGAAAAATTTAATATAATGAAATTTAGTTCAGTAGCATTCTTAGGACAAACAGAAGCTTCTAGTGGGGCAATTGTAGAAGATGGATTGGTATTTGATTTTCGTGCTCAAGATTACGTTTCAGGCTCATTGACATGGAACTCGAATACCGGTGATTATACTGCATCTATAACTGGAACTATTGGTGGTGGCTTGCAATACTTTGATGGAAGTAAAGTTGCATTTGATGGCAATCATTGGTTGACATTTTCTAATTCAATAACATCATCATTCGTAAGTGCATCTCAATGGAACATTTATGTTTTAACTGAATTTACAAATACGCAATTACAAACAAATACTTTTAAACCTGCATTCTTTTCAAAAGGTGTAGCTGATTTTCCTGATTGGAACTGGTGGTTTAGAGGTGGTAATAGTGGTATGGCAGCTTCACAAACAGGAGATGTTTTAGTTAATGGATATGTTAATTCATCTACATACAATCAAGGTGGTATGTTAGCGGATAGTTATAGTGCATCCTTTGCAGGAAGTTCTAAACAATTATTTGGATTTCAAATATTAGGAAGTGCTACTGGTAGTTCTACAAACGGATTTGTTACAACAAATTTTAATACAACAATACCAGGTAATTCTGTATCTATTGACCCTGCTGTATATGGTCCAGGTTCATTTACAGGTAGTTTAGCAGAGCCTGTTTTATTTGGAAGAGAAATCAATCAAGGATTTGGTTTACCCGCTTCAACAAATATGACTGGAAGTGTTGTACGAATCTTCGCATATAATAGAAATTTGACATCTGTTGAAAGAAAACAGAATTATATATCACTATTTAATAAATACCCATAATGATAACACAAATACAAATAGACGGAACATACCCACATAGTTTTGATAACAAGGATGTTCAATTAACAGGCAGCAATCACATCGTAATAGATGCTGATACTCAATTAGTAAAAGTAAGATACGAAGGTACTGAACAATTTACAGGCGGAACAATAGAAAGCATAGATGGATGGACATATCACACATTCACAGAGACAGGATTTTTAAACGAAAAATAACTATTTTTTTTAACACATTTGTTATTAACATTATAAACAACTAAACAATGAATTCAAAAACTGTATTAAGTAAGATATTAGGACTTTTATCTATGGATAATGAGGTTGCATTAGCTTACGCAAAATTGAAAGACGGAACAATCGTTGAATCTGCAACATTTGATGTAGGTGAAGATTTATTCGTAGTATCAGAAGATGGTACTAAAACCCCTGCACCAGATGGTGAGCATGAATTATCTTTAAAGGATGAATCAGGTAATGAGAACTTAATTAAAGTATTCGTTAAGGATGGTAAGATTGCTGAAAGAGAAAACGTAGAATTAGAAACTGTAAAGGTTGAAGATTTACCTTCTGCATCAGGAGATGTATTAGAAGTAAATGTAGTACCTGACCAAAAGAACCAAGTTAAATCTGGAACTTTGATGGCAGAAGAAACCGAAGAAGTAATGCCAATCCCAGAAGATGCTACAAAAGAAGATGAAGAAGAAGCTGAATCAGAAGTAGAAATCAACTTAGGCGATATGGCTAAGAAGATGGAAGATATGGCTTACAGAATCCAAGAAATGGAAATGAAATTAGAAGCAATGATGCCACCAGTAGATTCAGAAGTAACTCAAGAAGTTGCAGGAATGAAAATGTCAGCAGAGCCTGATGAAGAAGAAGAGTTACCAAAATTAGATGGTGCTCCAACAGAAGAAGTAAGCAAATTCTCAGTTGAAACAAACAGAAAAAACTATGGTAAGAAAACAGTAGACTCACAATCTTCTTTCTTATCTAAACTTTATAAATAAAATTATTAACAATCCTAAAAAGGAAACAATGAACAAATTACAAAAATTCGCACTTCCTACTATTAGCAACTCTACCTACGCAGGTGAGGCAGCAAGTGGTTATATCGCAGCAGCGTTATTAAGTGCAAACACATTGGACAAGAAGCTTGTTACTATCATGCCAAACGTGAAGTACAAATCTGTAATCCAAAAATTAGCAGTAAGTGGTATCGTACAAGATGCTTCTTGCGATTTCACAACCTCAGGTAGTGTAGCTATTTCTGAACAAATCTTACAACCAAAAGAATTACAAGTTAACTTACTATTATGTAAGCAAGAGTTTGTAGCATCTTGGGAGGCTTTACAATTAGGTTTCTCAGCTTTTGATGAAATCCCTAAGAACTTTAACGACTTCTTAATCTCTTATGTTGGTGGAACAGTAGCACAAGCAACTGAGGAAAACATTTGGGCTGGAACTGCAACTAATGGTTCTTTCACAGGATTCCAAACTTTATTCTCTGCATCAATTGCAGCGGGTGGAGCAACAGCAGTATTAGCTGCAAAAGCGACTGGTTCAGGTGCAATCATCTCTGGTAGTGTAGACGCAACAAACGTAATCTCTAAATTAAACGATGTTTACTTAACAATCCCTAAAGCGGTATTTGGTAAGCCTGATTTATTGATTTATGTATCTACTGACGTAGCAAGAGACTATCAAGCTGCATTAGCAGGTGGTGGTGCAAGTGGTTTAGGTGCAAATGGTTTCAACAACCAATTGAACGTAGGTGAAAAACCAATGAACTTCAATGGTATTGAAATGGTAATGTGTCCAGGTATGGGTACAAACAAAATCGTAGCAGCTCAAAAATCTAACTTATTCTTCGGAACAGGTTTACTTTCTGACTACAACGAAACAAAAGTAATCGACATGGCTAACATTGATGGTTCTCAAAATTACAGAATTGTAATGAGATTTACATCAGGTGTTCAGTTCGGTGTTGGACAAGATATCGTTTACTACGGAGCTTACTAATATATTAACTAACAAAACTCAATCAAAGTATCATGGCTTGTAATTTATCAGCAGGAAGAAACGAAGTTTGTAAAGAAAGTATCGGTGGTATACAAGGTGTATACTTCGTAAACTATACAACTGGCTCTTTCACTAAAAACGGAGCAGGTGAAGTAAGTGCAGTTCCTTCAGGAAGTGTATTATATTTCTACTCTTTAAAAGGTTCAAGTGCATATACTGAAACTGTTACAACTTCAAGAGATAACGGTACTACATTCTTCTCACAAGAATTAGTATTGAATCTTAAAAAGTTGACAAACGAAATGACGACTCAATTAAAGCTTATGGCTTATGGTCGTCCTCAAATTATCGTTTGGACAAATAATGGTGATGCATTGTTAGTTGGTGAACATTTAGGAGCAGATGTAACTGCGGGTACAATTCAAACAGGTGCGGCATTGGGTGACCTTTATGGTTATTCAGTAACGTTCACAGGTATGGAACAATTACCAGCAGCATTCTTAACCGGTTCGACAACAACTAACGCTTTAGCAGGTTTAACTGCAAACTACTCAGTAGTTTACGGAACAAACAGCTAATCAGTATTAGCATAAAAATATTAAACCCTACTCTTCGGAGTGGGGTTTTTTGTTTTAACTATTATTAGATAATTCTTTGTTATTATTAGATACAGACAAGATAAACAATAGATAATGCTAGCATATTACATATCTCAATCCAATGAGTATACATTTAGAACACAACCTACTGGCTCCAATGAGTTTACAATGTCATTACAAGATATGTACACTTTACAAAACTTAACAATGTCAATGGTAAGTATGTCTTATAACGCATACGAATCATTTGTTGCATTTACAGGAAGTATTAGTGGGTCATATGTTGCAGGTGAATATAGAGCAACTCTTTACAATCAAGGTGCAGAAAATAATGCAGGCAATGCAACAGGCAATGCAATATGGCAAGGTTCAATACAAGTATATGCATCACAATCAATAGACAAATCGGTATACGAAAACCAAATACCGCCAGTAACTTCACACGCTAGTGAAAATAGATACATAATTTTGAATTAATATGAAACAACA